GACACTGCTGAGAAGAAGAAGCAGATACTATCTAGTTACCAATTATTTCTTTCACTGCTAGAACCTGGAGGTTGGAGGGAAGTTGTAGGAACTAGATACTTCTATGATGACCTGTATAACTGGATTCTTAAGTACGAAGACTTCGACTCCATGCTCAAGACAGTATATGAAGGTAAGAAAGGGCAGGAAACTCCAGAAGGAGAAAGAACCTATCTTTTTCCTCAGAAGTTTGACGATGCTATCTTCAAACGCATTACAGCAGGTCAGAGTAAGTACCATGTTAGCTGTCAATACTTCAATGAACCCGTAGATAGTGAGCGAGCTAAGTTCAAAAAGTCATACATTAGGTACTATGACAAGATTGTAGACGATGAAGGTAAGGATAAGTACGTTGCTCACTACGTTTCTGCTGACCCTGCCGTTGGAAAAGGTAAGAATCGTGACAAATCTGCTATTGTAGCAGTTGCTGTAGACTTAGATGCTAACGTTTATGTGCGTCAGTACGTACATTTACAGATGTCAAGCTCTCAATTCATGGATTATATAGCTTCTTTCTACAGAAAGTATGCTCCTATGTTTGTTAGAGTGGAAACTAACGTAGGATTCTTGATTTTACAAGAGACTTTTGCCAAGTATCTTGAGGAACAGAAGCTAAACATACCTCTTGACTACGTACAGTCACCAAATACTGCTAATGCTAAGGCTATTCGCATAGAATCTATGGAACCTGCCTTCAAAGCAGGTAGGGTATTTATCAAAGAGGACATGGTTGACTTAGAAGACCAGTTAATTAGGTATCCAGCATCTCACGATGACCTCATAGATGCCCTTGCATGGATACTTCCTGTAGCTCAACCGCCCGAAAATCCAGAATATGAAGACGATAACTCTATATTTACCAAGAGTATACGCTTCAAACGTACTGGATATTGAAAATATTTTTATTTTTTTACTTGACACTGGTATATAAGGACTTATAATACCAGTTGAATAATGACCACTCTACATAAGGTATTGATATGGCTGAATTAAGCGTATATCAGCTCGACCAGAAAGAGCAGCTACCTGACAAGGCAGAAAAGGAGCTGTACTTTCAGTTGTTTGGTGACAAAGTATCAGATGTAGACCAGGAAATGCTACGCAAGTTCAACCTTATGTTCGATGCTACTAGAGGATATAAGGACGAGTACTACACTCCTGTTTGGGACTTGGTAGATGATGCTGTTTTTGGTAACTCAGAACAACCTGACGATGAGGATGAGGAAGATGACTTCCGTAGTACCATCCGAATGCGTGAGGGATACATACAAGAAGAGAGTATGACCTCAAAGGTCGTACCTTCTTTGCTTGGTAACGAACCTCCTATCTCAGTTGACCCTATACAATGGACAGAAGAGAAGTCTCTTAAGGCTTACGTCCTTGGTCAACGTCTTCACTACAATTTCCTCTACAGATGTAAGGGTGTCAAGAAGGTTATCAGATGGGTTAAGTCTGGTAGCAAGTACGGTCTTGGCATTATGAAGTTATTCTGGCTGTTTGACTTTGGTTGGAAGAATATGCGTCAGCCTGTCTACGATGAAGAGACAGGTGAGCTTGCTGGTTACTCCAAAATCAGAGGAAAACAGGTCAGGCAAGATAGGCCATGTGTAGTTAATGTCTCACCTAGAAACTTCTGGTGGAATCCTGATGCTGAGTGCGTTGATGACATCAGATGGGTGGTAGAAAGATACTACAGACCTATTGAATGGCTACAATCCCTTGGTGAACAGGGTATCTACAAGAACACAGATGACCTTGCACCAGTAGTTAGGCCGCCAAACCAACCTTGGACATCAGAAGAAAACAGAACTGGCTCAGATAAGTACATCTACACCGGAGAAGACATGGTGGAAGTGTACGAACTGTGGACTCCTGACTACCAACTCACCGTAGGTAACAGAGATGTTATCCTAGCCTTCAGAGATAACCCGTATGATGACAACATTATTCCTTATTACTTCTATAATGCCAGTATGCAGGATGAGAACTTCGTAGGTATTGGTGAAGTAGAACCTATCCTTGACCTTGAGGAAGGTGAGAACAGTATAAGGAATATGAGGCTAGACAATGTTAACCGTATTATCAATCGTCCTCTTCTTGTTGGTGCTACTGCAGGTATCAAGGGCAAGAAGTTCCAGTTTAAGCCAGGTGTTATCATCCGTGCTGTTGACAGGAACCAAGTTGGGCCACTTGAGATGCCAGATGTTACAAGTAGCTCTTATCTTGAGGAAGAGAAGTTCGAGCGTCAGATTGATAAGACGAATGGCAACCCTGAGATTGGTAGAGGTGAGCAAGGCAAGAGGTCAACTGCTACAGGTGACACTCTACGTCTTAATTCAGCAAATCTTCGTACTGACCTCAAAGTACAGGTGGGTCAAACTGAACTAGGTAGACTGTATCAAGACATGTACAGACTAGAACGTCAGTTTGGTGACAAGAATCGCGTCTATCGTGCTCAGGGTGAGGATGGTTTGTACTATGACTTTCCTCACGACATGTTGTACGATGATGAGTATGAGTTCTACGTTAGAATTGGTGGATACATTGGCAACAAGATAACTGAGCGTCAGCAGTTTCTGCAGTTTGAGCAAGTTATGCTTAGCAATGAAGAAATGACTGCTGAGTATGACATGAGAGAGCTTGCTAGAGTGAATGCTAGTTTGTTTCCAATGATTATCAATCCTAACAGAATACTTAAGAAACCGATGGCTGCTCAGCCAGGATTTCAGAGGGATGCAGGGGATGAAAACGCTCGTATGTTACGTGGTGAGTTTGTTCCTGTCCTTGTTGGCGACCCGCACGGTGAGCACATTACTGACCATCTTCCCTTACTCACTACGCCAGGTGTACCAGAAGAAGTTGTTAAGTTGGCAGCAAGGCATCAGAACGACCACCAGAAGCAACTACTTAAAGACCAGAGGATGCAAGGGTCTGTAGGTGGTAACATAGGTCAGGCTCAGATGAATGCAAGAGCTTTTGGCAACAGTGGCCTAGCAGGTGGTGATGCAGCTCAGGGATTTGGTGGTATGACTCAAGGTGCAGTATCTGAGCTTGGTGTAGGGAGTCCGGTATAATGCCTGAGTTACAAACAAAAGAAGCTAAAGAGGTAGCAGAAGCTTTTAGGATTACCAACCAACAAGCACATCTAGTGTATTCACTAGTATGCAATGAGAAGTTGTTTTCAGCTTTAGTCGAGGTTGCGTCCGTTGTGAAGGGAGATGTAGTGGACACTACTTTCCCTACTGGCGAGATACTTTCTGACCATAGGAAGTACGACTTCAATCATGGCAAGCTGACTGGTATAGAAATGCTCATCACTCGACTTGATGAGATAGCTGCTTTCGTGCGCGACCAAGCACGAGAAAGGGATAAGGATGTTCGGTGAAGAAGAAGACTTGGACGACCTCTTTGACCCTAACGAGGAAGACCAAGATACGGAACTGTCTGATGACGAAGAATCTGACCAAGATACTTCCGAAGACGACCTGGACGATGATGACTTGGAAGAATCGGACGAGGCTTTCAAGAAACCCATTGCAGGTAAACTTACCAAGCGTAGCGAGATTGACAAGAAGATTGCCAATCAGGAGCAGCATATAACTACGCTTGAAGCTGAGAACCGTGCCTTGCGAGAGACAGTGGTTACTCAGAAACCTCCAGTGAGAGAAGTTGCGGAGGAAGAGCTACCTGAAGAGTTTGAGGAGCTAGACGAGACAAGCAAGAAGCTGTTTAAGGGAATGAGTTCTCGTCTGCAGAAGCTCGAAGGTGAGCTAGAAGAGGCACGTGAGGAACGGTCTGTTAATACCTTGCGTGATGATTTTTCCCAAGAAGAACTTAGGAGTATGCTTCCACAAGCAAAGAGATTACTTGCTAAGCATCCAAAGCTGGATACGGCTACAGCGTTTTATTCTGTTGCCGGAAGGAGTATTGGTAACGTTCGCAAGGAACTTGACACTACCAAGAAGAAGTATAGCAGCTTGAAGAGAAGGGCTGCTTACGTTGATGGTGGTGGAGGCTCAGTTCCTAGAACTACTAAGCGAATGAAGCAAGTAGACTCAGAGCTTGATTCCATCTTCGATGATTCATCAGAAGGTGACGTTTAAGATTGGAAGTACTCTCCTAGCAACGGAGTTAAAAAATGTCCCAAATTCAAGGTGGTCGTACCACACTTAATATCCTACAAGACCGTAGGGTATACGATGTGGAGAAAAAGATTTACTTGCTGAAGCCCAACCAGACTCCTATCTATCAGATTCTGGCTAAGCTCCCTGCAAGGAGAGTGGTAAACCCGGAGTACAATTGGCATGAAGACGAGCTTCTGTCTCGTTTTACCAATGTCAACTTATCAACAGGTTACGGCACATCTGAAACTTCTATCGTGGTCGATGATGCAAGCATCATTGCACCTAACGATGTTGTTCAGGTTACTGCCACAGGTGAGAACCTGTTGGTTGAGAGTTCTACCCCTTCTACCAACACCATCGTAGTTGAGCGTGGGCTTGGTGGAACCACGGCAGCAGCTATTCCTGATAACACTGAGCTTTTGGTTATCGGTAATACGTACACAGAAGGTGAACTCAGTGGTACTGCAGTAACAACTGTGGTTGCCAAGGTGTACAACTACTGCCAGATTTTCCGCAATCCTTTGCAGTTTACGGAAACGGAAGCTATCAGTGAGTTCCGTGATGAGAAGGATGAGAAGTACCAGATTCGTAAGAAGGGCGAAGAGTACAAACGGGATATCGAACGTGGATTCCTGTACGGCTCTCGTAACGAAGTAACTGTCGGTGG